GAGACGAACGGAACGTTTATTGTAATACAGTTATTGTTTTAGATGGAAATAAAACTCACGTCAGTGCAAATAACTTAGCCTGGAGGCCTAGGTGGTTTGCTCAGATGTACGCTAGGCAAATGACAAACGAATACCCAGACGTGTACTTTAACAAAACAGTAAACGCACAAACAGATGTTGTTTATCCGTCAATTATTGAAGCTGGGTTATCTGAAGGATTATTATTCTCAGACGTCCTTAGGTCAACTCACACAGGGGAAAGCATCTACCCAACAGATTGCTCCTATTATTTTGCTTAACGTATACTGTCTTATAAAATACATCGTATATAATAGGAGGAATGTGACTTTTTCACATTATTTTTTTTAAGGAGGAAAATGCTGGAAAAAGACTATCAACACTATCTCATCAAAAAACTGGAATCAATTTTACCGGGCTGTTTGGTCATTAAAAACGACCCAACTTACGTGCAAGGAATTCCAGATTTAATTATTCTATATAAAGATAGTTGGGCGATGTTAGAAGTTAAAACACATGCTGATGCCCCAATTCGGCCAAATCAAAACTATTATGTTGACATGTTAAACGGAATGTCGTTTTCAGCATTTATTTTTCCGGAAAACGAGGAGGAAGTTTTAGATGCTCTTCAATCGGCATTCGGAATTACAAGGCAAGCACGCCTTTTTGAGCCCGAGTAACTATAGTTGGGTTAACTATAATTATGAAAAATTAGAGTCTAGATTTGTCGCTGCTCAAGCCGCAAGAAGAGGGTCTGATTTACACGATCTTGCCCATGAGGCAATTAGGTTAGGGGTAAAGTTATCTAGGTCAAACAAATCTTTATCCACATATGTTAATGACGCTATATACTATAAAATGAATTGCGAACAAGCGTTATATTATTCCGATAACTGTTTTGGTACAGCAGATACAATTTCTTTTAGACGAAACAAATTACGAATTCATGATTTGAAAACTGGGATTACTCCGACAAAAGAAAAACAACTTGAAGTTTATGCGGCTTTGTTTTGTTTAGAGTACTCTATTTCTCCGTTTGATATTGAGATTGAGTTGAGGATCTATCAAGGCGAAGACGTTAGAACTTTTGAGCCATATGCTGAGACAATTGTTGACATCATGGATATCATTGTTGAGTTTGACCAACAAATCGAAGAAATGAGAAACTCTGACAGATTCTGAGGAGGGTGATTGTGTTAATTGAAGAAGAAGAATATCTTGCTCATTATGGTATTATTAGAAAATCAGGTAGGTACCCTTGGGGTAGTGGAGGCGACTCTTTTGTCACGTCAAACAACAGAGACTTCTTAGATACCGTCGCAAAATTAAAAAAAGATGGATTAAAAGAAACCGAAATCGCGCAGGGCTTTGGTATGACAACCGCAGAATTAAGGGCGGCAAAGTCATTGGCAAAATCTGAAAAAAAAGCAGCTGATCAAGCAACCGCGCAAAGACTTAAAGACAAAGGTATGAGTAATGTGGCTATTGGGAAACAAATGGGGATCCCAGAGTCTACAGTTAGAAGCCTTTTAGCACCAGGATTAAAAGACAAAGAAGATTTAACCTTAAAAACCGCTTCAATCTTAAGAGAGTTTGTTGATAAAAACGGTTTGACTGACGTTGGTAATGGAGTTGAGAACTATCTTAATGTTAGTAAAGAGCGGCTTAACACTGCCCTTCAAATTCTAAAAAGCGAAGGTTACAACGTTTATACTAACATTAAAGTTCGACAGTTAGGAACTGATTTTGAAACAAACTTTAAAGTTTTGGCGCCTCCAGGAACAACCTTTGGTGATGTAAGTAAGAATCGCTACAACATCAAAGCGCCGAACATTCATTTGGATGATACTGGTAAAACTATTTTGGGTATGCTGCCGCCTCTACCTTTAAATCCAAAAAGAATTTCTATCAATTATAAAGAAGACGGCGGAGAAGAAGCTGACGGTGTTATTTATATGCGTCCTGGTGTAGAAGATCTTTCTATAGGAGGCTCTAGGTACGCACAGGTAAGAATTCAGGTTGGTAAATCACATTACATGAAGGGTATGGCAATCTATAAAAATGATTTACCAGACGGCGTTGATGTTGTGTTTAATACAAACAAATCTAAATCAGACGTCAAAAATAAGTTAGACGTTTTAAAACCACTTTCAGATGACCCGGACAATCCTTTTGGCGCTACAGTTAGTAGACAAATAACTAAGCCCACCAAGGATGGCAAACAAAAAGTAACTTCTGTTATGAACATTCTAACAGAAGAGGGTCAATGGGGAAAATGGTCTAAATCCATCTCGACTCAGGTGTTGTCAAAACAAACTCCACAGTTAGCTAAAGAACAGCTGGACATGACGTATGAAAGACGCGCCAATGATTTGAAAACAATTAAGGAGTTGACAAATCCAGCCGTCAGGAAAAAACTTTTAGACGAATTTGCTGATGGAACTGACGCCGCATCCGTACATTTATCAGCTGCTAGCTTACCAAGACAGGCTTATCATGTGATTATGCCAATTAGGTCACTAAAGCCTAGTGAAATCTATGCACCTAACTATAAAAATGGCGAAGAAGTAGTTTTAATTAGATTCCCACATGGCGGTACTTTTGAAATTCCAAAGTTAAAAGTTAATAACAAACACAAAGAATCAAAAGACATTTTGGGTGACGCCCTAGACGCGGTAGGTATCAACGCAAAAGTTGCAGAAAGATTATCAGGCGCTGACTTTGATGGGGACACTGTATTAGTGATCCCTAATAACAACGGAAAGATAACGTCTACCGCTGCTCTTGAAGGTTTAAAAAACTTCAACCCACGGATTACATATAAAGAATACCCCGGAATGAAGGTGATGAGTAACACTCAACGGCAAATGGGCGAAGTATCTAATTTAATTACGGACATGACTATTAAAGGCGCCCCAACCACAGAGCTTGCCGCCGCGGTTAGACATTCAATGGTTGTTATTGACGCTGAAAAGCATAAATTAAATTACAAACAATCAGAGATTGATAACAACATTAAGAATCTAAAAGCTAAGTATCAGGCCAAACCTGACGGAGGCCGTCCTGGTGGCGCATCAACTCTCATCTCTAGGGCACAAGGACAAGAACGGGTACCTAAGTTTAAACCTAGGTCAATGGCTAAAGGTGGCCCTATTGATAAAGATACTGGCGAAAGAGTATTCGAGCCAACAGGTGAAGTTAGTTGGCGAACAGGTAAACCTTTAACTACTAAAGTTGAGAGGCTTAGCATTACTAAGGATGCCCGTACTCTTTCGTCCGGCACAAGGATTGAGAACTTATACGCAGATCAGTCTAATAAACTAAAGGCTCTGGCCAACGAAGCCAGGAGAGAGTCAGTTAAGACCCCCTCTGTTAAGTACTCACCTTCAGCAAACAAAGTTTATAAGAATGAAGTTAATAGTTTAAATAATAAACTAACCCTCGCCCAGTTAAACGCACCTAGGGAACGGCAGGCACAGCTACTAGCTAACTCTGTTCTTCAGACTAAGAAAGATGCTAATCCTAATTTAGATAAAGCGCATGAGAAAAGACTTAAGGCCCAGGCATTGACCGAGGCTAGGAATAGAACAGGCGCTAAGAAACAAGACATTAAGTTAACACCAAAAGAATGGGAAGCTATTCAAGCTGGTGCTATCAGCAATCACAAACTTACTGAGATACTTAGACATGCAGACATGGATGTTGTTAGAGAACTTGCAACACCAAGAACTCAAGTTAAGATGACATCAGCAAAGACTAAGCGAGCTGAGTCTATGTTAGCTCTAGGCTACACAAGAGCTGAGGTAGCTCAACAGCTTGGTGTCTCACTGTCAACATTAGACTTGGCTGTTGAAGGTGGAGAGTAGAAAGGAGTGAAGATGAAACGTTCTATGTTAACAACTGTCGACAATCCATTCGATCCTTTTGAAAACTTTAAAGAATGGTTTGCTTATGATGTGGCGGCAGGGTACAACACCTCTTCCCTCCTGGCCAGGCTCACCTTCACGTCTAATGAGTTATCAGAAGTTGATCAGAATATCGCTAATGAATTAGCAATTGATGAGATTGTTGAAGAAAATATTTCTGGACTTTATAGAAAAGTTTCAAAAGAAATTGATTATTAAACTAGTCAGGCTTTGAAGGGGGGGAGGGGTCTTTAAAATTACCCCCCTCCCTTCAT